TTGGTAATGAGCTTGATCCTGGTACTACGCATGGTACAAATGCTACAGAGCTTTGATGCTGAATTAGATCAGCATCTCAGGGACGGTTTAGATGAGTTTATTGAGCCCATGCCCTTTATAATGACCATGTGATGCAAATAACTGCCATAGATCAATATTTGTATCAAATAACCGACATACTACCTGTTGACCTGTTGACAGAATTAACAGCAACAGATTGGCTCAATTGGCCCTATCCACTAGATGCAATTGAAGAAGGAAATCGCAAAAGTTTAGCAGTGACAGGCGTTCTTGAACAAGTAAATCAATACATTATTGATATAACCCCAACCATACAGCAACACATTGGTATAATCTTTGATAATTTGCCGCATATTGCAAATACCAATTGGTGGTTAGACACAGAAAACTTTACCAGTGGAAAACATTCAGATACTAATATTGCCGCAAGTATGCAACTTTATTGGCACGGGGTAGAAACTTTGGGCACAATATTTTTTGAAGAAGACAAAATTACAGTTAAAAAGCATTTTGTTTTTGAACCAAATACCGGATATTTGATACTGAACCAAAACAGTAACCCTGTGCTCAGAACAGTAACAAACCTGCATCACATGCCTACATCCGTGCCAGCAGGGCAGTACCGCGTATCAAGCTATACAGGCTTTACGGATTACACAGATAAATAACTATATGAGAGAAATAGACAAAATTGCAGAAAACTTGTTTGACAAGATCCGTAGCCGATTTAGTAATGTAAATCTAGGTGACGAAACAGCCAAACGCACCCAAGATCCAGAACGGGCCAGATTTTTTAACTTTGATTTTGATGTTGACGGTGAAACTCTAGGCAATGTAACAATCAGTTTGATTGATGAAAAAGCAATGAAAGTGTATTTTGGCAGTGATATTATAGATAATATCAAACAGTCCGACGGAGATGAAAACTCCAAGCAAGAAGCATGGTACGATTTCTTGAGAAACTTGCGTAAGTTTGCCAAGCGTAACATGTTGAACTTTGATACCAGAGATGTTGCTAAAAGTAATTTACAACTCAAAGACATCAAACAACAAACCAAGGCAGATGATACTGTGAACAAAGAAGAAATTAATGTAACTGAAAGCCGATTATATGGAACCAGTCGCCATAGCTTTATGGAAGTTGGTCCTTGCAAGTTAAGAATCATACACAGCGACAGCATTGATGAAGAACAACACGGCGCCCGCAGTCGTAAAATTGATCAAATCTTTATTGAAACACCACATGGTGAGCGTTTCCTAGTACCACACAAGCATCTAGGTTGCGCGGCCGCATTGGCAACACATATTGCACATGGTGGCGAACACAATGATGACATAGCCGAGTGCATGAACGGTATGGTTGCCGAAATGGGCAATATGAGCCATTTTGTGCGTTCAGTTAAACGCCGTACAGACCTAGATGATGAAACAGGTCAAATGGCACATGCGGCCATTAACAGATACAATGAACTTAAAAACAAATTAAAGCGTCTAAGAAGTCCACGCCACTATTTAGATTTTGTGGAAAATTACATGCCTGAATCTGCAATAGAAGAGGAATATGATGTTGACGCATTGCGTGAGCGTTTTGTTAAGAAGATGTATGATGAGCGTTTTGATGCCGCACTGCCGTTTGTGTATAGAGCACATAAACGACAGCAAGAAAGCATGAACACACCAATGGCAGAAGAATTTGAATCTTGGGCCAACGGTATAGTAGAAGGCACTTGGGCCATGCCCGAGTCGGAAGAAGAAGTTCGTCAACTAGTCGAATTAATGAGCAAACCACTGCAAGTTGGAGTCAACGGCGAAGATGCCACCAGTGCATTGTATAGTGTCATAGGTGATGATCAGTTATTTGATGACATACATGATATGGCCGACATCAAAGGCGAAGAATATGATTGCCGCCCAGAAGTATTAAAATGGGTCAAGCAAAACATGCCTGCAATAGTTCCGCAAATTGAAGCAGTCATGCAGAATGACAAAGCACAACCACAACCAGGTGCAGAACCAGTGTTGGGTACAACCCAACCTGCCGAACAACCTGTACCAGCGGCAACGCCACCGGTTACACCAGCACAACCTGTGATGCAAAGTGCTGATCCATTGGACTTTATTAGATCATTGGCCGGCCTGAGAAGATAAAACCAAAATTTGGTAACGGAAACGGGCAAATTAATTTGCCTTTTCTTTTGACTTGTCATAAATATTACTGTATACTGCAAAGAGTGCATTATACATATTAAGGCACACAATTAAGGCACATTTTTAAGGAGAACTATTATGGCCATGACATTAGCAGAAATTCGAGCAAAATTACAATCTCAAGACAACCGTAAAACCGGTAATCAACAAGGCGGTGATAACGCCATTTACGCACACTGGAACATTCCAGAGAACACAACAAGTCGCGTAAGATTCCTTCCCGACGCAGATCCAAAGAACAGTTTTTTCTGGGTTGAACGCCTGATGATCAAATTGCCATTTGCTGGCGTTAAAGGTCAATCAGACAGCAAACCTATTGTTGTTCAAGTTCCCTGTGTAGAAATGTATGGAGATGCTTGCCCTGTGTTGGCAGAAGTCCGTACATGGTTCAAGGATCCTAACTTAGAAGATATGGGTCGTAAGTACTGGAAGAAAAAATCTTATTTGTTCCAAGGCTTTGTGCGTGACAATCCAATTGGTGATGACAAGACTCCGGAAAATCCAATCCGTAGATTTGTTATTAGCCCGCAGATCTTCAACTTGATCAAGAACGCACTAATGGATCCAGAAATGGAAAACTTGCCAACTGACTATGCGGCAGGTCTAGACTTCTCAGTTAAGAAAACTAGCAAAGGTGGTTATGCTGACTATAGCACTAGTAGTTGGAGCCGTAAAGAGTCTGCACTTACAGCAGTAGAGGCCGCCGCAATTGAGCAATATGGACTTCACAACCTAGGTGATTTCTTGCCCAAGCGTCCCACTGATGTAGAGTTAAAAGTCATCAAAGAGATGTTTGAAGCATCTGTTGATGGACAGCCTTACGATCCAGATCGTTGGGCTAACTACTACAAACCCTATGGTTTGCAAGTAGGTGCTGGTAGCTCAGGTGATGAGGTTGCCGCTCCAGCAGTTAAAGTTGCCGCTCCAGTAGTAGCCAAGGCTGAAACACCAGCTTGGGAAGACGATGCCGCAGAAGCCGCATCTGCTCCGGTAATGACACCGACAGCAAAACCATCAAGTCAAAAAGCCGAGGACATCTTGGCCATGATTCGTAGTCGAAAACAGTAATGCAACTGTCGGTAGTTTTAGGCTCCTCCGCTCCGGGGGAGTCTTTTTCCATTGCACTCTACGATAATTTGTTTGTTAATAAATGGGTTAATGAATTTCGTTGGGCTGTTGATAACTGCACAATTAATCAACAAGATGCATTTTCAACACTAATGTCGGTTGAAGAAGCATCAGCAGTATTGCTGGATTCGTGTGTTACCATCAATAGATATCTTAAAGACTTTGTAGAAATTAGACCCGATATTGCCAACCAACCACAGGAATATTTCAACTACTTGCACGGCATATTTGAACAATTAACCGGAACATTTGATCGACCTACTAGGTTGTTTACTATTGCCAACACAGAACTTAAAAAAGCCATTAGGAATTTAAATTTTTATGTACACAGGGTAGAACAACAAACAGATCCGTTAGTTAATATGTATTTGAATTTTGATAAAGATCAATATCGTAGAATTCCCTTTGCATTAGAGGATTACAACTTCTTTGAATTTGCATTTCCTGCAGGCACATTATTCTTACACTATGCAGAATTAGGCAAAGAATATTTTGATTTGTACGAAGATGGGTTAGAATTGGATTACGCCGCATCGGCTAACTCACATTACTACAGTGGCGAAGCAAGTCTGGCAGCCAGAGATTTTGATGCATTTGAAGATGCCAATTTTAAGCAATGGCTTGTTGATAGAAATATTGATCCTTATAACAAGCAATTAGCACATGGAAAGATACCATTGGGCTTTGTGGGCAACATAAACCAAGTTACTGCCATGTTACAAAAGTATCGACACATTGATAGGATCGAAATTCATGAGTAATATAAATTCTATTGCGTTTGCCCTCGACCCTACCAATGTTCCCAGCTTCTTACTAGACTGGGAAGTTACCAAACGATGTAATTTAGATTGTGGGTATTGTGCTATAGGAGAGTTTGGGGGACATGATAATAGCCTCGAACACCCACCTGTAGCAGAATGTCTACACACAATTGATTTCATGTATGAGTATGTTGACCTGTATATGCGCCACAAAAAACCCAGCCAACGCAAAGTAGTATTAAATGTGTATGGTGGAGAAAGTCTATTCCATCCGGACATTGTGGAAATACTTACGGCCTGTAGAGATCGTTATGCTAAGTATAAAAATAATTGGTACCTAACTATAACTTGCACTACAAACGGTGTAGTTGGTGCTAATAGATGGGAACAGATAGTACCACTGGTTGATATGTTTATGATGAGCTATCATGCTGAAGCTTTGCCAAAACAACAGCAACAGTACCTTGACAATGTGATGTATCTTAAACAGCACGACCGCCGAGTCAAGTGTATAGTGATGATGCATAATGATCCGGAGTTGTTTAAGAAATCACAGACTGTGGTGGAGTTCTGTCAAACTAACAATATAGATCATGTAGCCAAGGCCTTGGATAACAGCGAAGCAAAATGGTCTTATAATAATACACAACAAGAGTCTATGAAGATACATTGGATAACCAAATCTGAACTATCTAATAAACCAGTTATTGAACAAGGTCGCGCCTGCTGTGGTGGGAGGAAACTTAGTACCAATGGTGATTTAAAGTCTCGTAATACTTTTGTTCATCAACAAGGTTTTCGAGATTGGTACTGTAGTGTTAATTGGTTCTTTTTATTTGTTAACCAGAGTAACGGAACGGTATATACAAACAAAGACTGCATGACCAGTACCACTAACCGAGTCGAACCATTGGGCAGGTTAAAAGAATATCAACAGATTCTCGATACCGTAAAACAGCAACTAGACACCCAGTCTATGCCTGTTATTCGTTGTATTAAGGATACTTGTAGGTGCGGCTTCTGTGCGCCGAAAGCACAAAACTTAGAAGATTTTATGGGTTTGATAGAACGCAATGTTACGGACAAAGTGTTCTTGCAATCTGTATAAAAAAATGTTAAACTATATCAAAGGAACTTTATTATGGCAAAACCATTCGATGTAAGCAAATTTAGAAAAAATATTACCAAAGCAATTGACGGTATTAGTGTTGGATTTAACGATCCAACTGATTGGATATCAACAAACAATTTTGCATTGAACTATCTTATCAGCGGAGAATTTACCAAAGGTATTCCGATGGGCAAGGTCACTGTGTTTGCAGGCGAATCTGGCGCAGGCAAGAGCTTTATCTGTGCAGGTAACTTGATTGCCAATGCACAGAAGCAAGGCATCTACCCAATCTTAATTGATACAGAAAACGCACTGGATGAAGCATGGTTACACGCCTTGGGCGTGGACACAGACGAAAGCAAACTACTCAAACTTAATATGGCCATGATTGATGATGTGGCAAAAGTTATTAGCGACTTTGTTAAGGAATACAAAACAATACCTGAGATAGAGCGTCCCAAGGTATTGTTTGTTATTGACAGCTTGGGTATGTTGTTGACTCCCACAGATGTTAACCAATTTGAAGCAGGCGAAATGAAAGGTGACATGGGTCGTAAACCCAAAGCACTCACAAGTCTTGTTCGTAACTGTGTAAACATGTTTGGTAGTTTAAATATTGGCCTGGTATGTACCAATCACACATACGCCAGCCAGGACATGTTTGACCCAGATGATAAAATCTCCGGTGGTCAGGGCTTTATCTACGCTAGTAGTATTGTTGTTGCCATGAAGAAACTCAAACTCAAAGAGGACGAGGACGGCAACAAGATCAGCGAAGTTAAGGGTATTAGAGCCGCTTGTAAGATTATGAAGACACGCTATAGCAAGCCGTTTGAAAGTGTACAAGTAAAGATTCCTTACGAAACAGGAATGAATCCCTACTCGGGACTAGTCGATCTGTTTGAGAACAAGGGATTTTTAGAAAAAGAAGGCAACAGTCTTAAATACACACTAACAGATGGCAAGACTATCAAGCAATTCCGCAAGGCGTGGGAGAGAAATGAAAATGGTTCGTTGGATCAAGTAATGGCTGACTTCACTGCCAACCCACACCATGTAATTGCAATCCCTGCAGAGGCAACAATAGAAGAGGAAGTCTAATATGAGTATCGAAGTTGATGTATTGAGTGAAACATATACTGTGCTTAAACAGTACATACCGGTCAAGGATCGCCAAGAAGCCGCAGACAATTTAATGAGTATTCTGGTAGATCTACTGGGTGATATTGAACTTAAAGAATTTGGCGGCACAGATGCCAATCTTAAAAAAGCCATTAAAGAATATGCCAACGACGAAGAAGACGAAGAACCTTACGACTACGAAGATTAACAATGTGGTATAACCGGATTGTACAAAATCTTGGAGAGATACCAGATTTTATCAACTACTATGAAAACGAACTAGTAGAAGCAAAGTACGATTGCAATGTCAAGGGACATCTTGAGAAAAATATTGCAACCTTGCCTGGTATAACTGAACACCGGTTTAATCAACTACAAGAGATTGAAGCGGTGCTTAACTATCTTAATATACAGTTAAGAAAGATTCGTCGCAAACACTTTCAAAAATATTTGGAAGCATACGCCAGGGCATTGACAAGCCGTGACGCTGAAAAGTATGTGGATGGTGAAGATGAAGTCGTTGATTTTGAAACAATTATCAACGAGGTTGCACTTGTACGCAACAAATGGCTGGGTTTACTTAAAGGATTAGAGTCAAAGAACTTTATGATTGGCCATGTAACTAGATTGCGTACAGCAGGCATGGAGGATGTTGTATTGTGAATGATTGGAAAGTTCGCGCCGATGAATTGCTGTCAGAGTTTGACATGTGTATAAGGGCACAACCAATGCACAATACTGTAGAAGTGCAGATAGCCAAAGATGCCACTGCTAAATGGGCTCATCATCTAAGTACACAGCGTAGTTGGGGCTCAGACTTAGAGATTGCAGAAGCATGCCATCAACTTGAACCTAGGCTAAAACAACTTAAAGAAAAAATAGTATTGGAAGTATTAACCAAATGACACAATTTGCCAACCCGCATCTAAGTCACGAACATAGTTTAGAAATTCTAAATTTGCTGTACGGATACGATAGTTTTTTAGACAGTCTTACAGTGATAGGAGACATGGGTTGTGGCTCAGGACTAGATGCACAATGGTGGGCCACATTGGAAACTCGCGACGATCCACCAGAGCCTAGAAATTATCGAGTGTATGCAGTTGATCGTTCTTTTAATAAAGTAGATGAAGAAATTCGTGCAACGGAAAATATCAGGTGGATAGAAGGTAATTTTGAAGAATATGGTATACTGCCAGAACTACTAGATCTAGTGTGGGCACACGATTCGTTTCAATTTGTCACAAGCCCACTACATACACTGTCGGTGTGGAATAAGCAAATGAACAACAACGGCATGCTGGTCATGGCACTGCCGCAGACTATCAATTATACATATAATAGATTGACCTTTAGAACACCCAACTATTCTTATTTTAATTATAACATTTCAAATTTAGTTTACATGTTGGCTGTAAATGGTTTTGACTGTAGAGATGCATATTTTTATAAAAATGTCCAAACTGATTGGATATACCTGGCAGTATACAAAGCAGAAGCGCCAATGGATCCTGGCACTACCAGCTGGTTTGATCTAGCTGATAAAGAATTACTGCATCCAAGTGTGGTAGACAGCTTAAACAGATATGGACATGTCAGACAAGAAGATATATTTTATCCTTGGCTAGACAAAGATTTCTACAGGGCAAAGACATGAGGATAGTGACATGTACCGGCGGCTTTGATCCCTTACATAGCGGACATATTGCCTATTTCAAAGAAGCAAGAACATTGGGTGACATGTTGATTGTGGGACTTAATAGCGACGAATGGTTGGAACGCAAGAAAGGTCGGGCATTTATGCCTTGGAACGAAAGATTGTGTATTATCAACAATTTGAGCATGGTTGATGAGGTCTACACATTTGATGATACTGATGGGTCAGCCAATCATTTTATACAACAGGTTCAGGCACACTATCCAGACTGTGAATTAATTTTTGCCAACGGTGGCGACCGAACTGCCAATAACATACCTGAAATGTTCATACAGGATGTAACTTTTAAATTTGGTGTAGGTGGCAAAAATAAAAAGAACAGCAGTAGTTGGATCTTAGAAGAATGGAGCGCACCAAAAACACAACGCCCGTGGGGTTATTATAGAGTGCTACACGAAGTACCGGGTACCAAGGTTAAAGAACTTACAGTTAATCCTGGGCAAAGTTTAAGTATGCAACGACATGCTGACCGGGCTGAATATTGGCATGTTAGTCACGGAGCATGTGCGGTGTATAGTATGATGCCCAATGGATATGCACTTCCAGTGGTGCTGTTAAGCGAGCACATGAACTATCATGTGCCTACAGGAGAATGGCATAGACTAACCAATCCCTATGAAGTGCCCTGCAAAATAGTAGAAATACAGTACGGAGAATCCTGCACAGAAGAAGATATTGAACGGCGATAAATAACTATATGAAGATTTTTGAAGTTATTGCCACAGTATCAGAAGGCCGCGGGATTTATGCTCGTAGTCCCACAGACCCTGCATTTACTGCTGTGCCCAACAACACATTTGGCGCAGAAGTAGGCGCACCTTATCAATTTGCCGGCACACAAAACTATCCACAACGGGGACAGTTTGCAGATACCGCAGAATTACAAGCCAATGTTGCACATGTAGACAAACAAGTACAACAACAAAGCGGTCGACCTATTACCTGGGCAAACCGCCAGGGCCCACGCCATCGTGGTTTTGGTCTAGCACAATTTGTTGGCAATGATGGCAAGCCTGTTTACTTTGGCAAGTACTTTGAAGAAATTCTTCCCAGTATGATGCACAAGTGGGACAATGATGAAGTGCCCGGCCTGCGTCCAGAACTAAAAGCCAGTAAAAAAGCCCGTGTCGGCTTCAAGCCACAAGACATTCTTGGAGCAGTTGACACAGCCACCAACGGTGCTGAGTTGTTGAAACACATCAACAGTGTGACCACACTACAGCAAAACATCAAAGACGGCATCAACATGATGACTCAGAAACGGTTGCCTGTGTTTGCCGGAGAAGCCGCAAACCTGGAAGCAGTGCGTGACAACCTAGGTGAAGTGCTACAAAGCATTGCCTTAACATATGGCATGGTTGGCGGCGAAGCTGACCAGGCTCGTAAAAAGATTCTTAACAATGCGCCCTGGCAGAAACTTGCTGTGCATTTCCCGCAGGGTAAAACATTTGGCCTGGTGGACTTCTATCTTCGTGCAGGCAACTTCAGTCTTGGCGTCAGTAGTAAAGGAGCCAAAGGAGCTCCGGCCAGTGTGCGTAATCTGCTGGAAGGTATTACCAATGCCAAGAAAGTTGGACAAGATCTAGAAGCTGAGTTTCCCATTGCGGCCAACCTGGTTAAGAAAATTGCTGAAGCCAACATGCAAGACGGGCCGTTGTTGTTGGCACAGGACTACAAATTTATCACTGTAGATCAAGCCGCGGATGTCAAACGCATGATCAAAGAACACACCACAGAAAATCCTCCGGCCTGGACTCAACCCTGGACTGAAGCATTTAAAATGAAATCGGCCGCAGGATGGAATTATGGATACTGGGTGCTGAGTGCCATTGCAGGTCGAGTTGCACAGCATGTCAACAGCACACCCGACTTCAGCGCAGGATGTGTGCAATTTTTAAATTATGCCAGCATGATGCAACTATACACACAGGCCAAAGCAGTAGGTGATGATGTGCAGATTACCGAATTCAAGCCAGTGTACCCTCCAAACTTT